CCGGCGCCGACGGTGCGCCCGCCGTCGAGCAGGCCGGCGACCCAGTCGGTATAGGCGGGCAGCATCTCGCGCTTCACGTCGATGCGGCGGGCGATCGACTGGATCTCCTTCAGCCGGCGCAGATCGTGCTGCAGCCGCATCGCGATCGATGCGGCTGCGCGCTCGGCGGGCGTGCCGGCGTCGGAGGCAGGAGAGGATAACCCGCTCCCCAGGGCAGGAGCCGATGCCATCTGGGATGCGAGAATACGGTCCCGGTGTTTGCGAGCGAGGCTCATGGCATGTCCTGTGAAGAGCGGGCTAACTGGTGGGGGCTTTGGCCAGCGCTTAGGCAGCCGGCTTTTTGCCCATGACGATGTTCTCGACGAGCGCGACCTTGCCCATGTCCTCGACGACAAAGGCCTGATTGACGCTCTCGTAATTCTCGATCTGGTCGCGCTTGGCGTTATCCTCGATCTTGCGTCGCTCGCTGCCGATCTGTTCGTAGACCGACAGGTTGGCGAGCGTGGTGATCAGCAGCGCGTTCTTCGGAAACTTCGGCACGCGGACCGCCTGCAGCCCGCCGAGCTTCTTGTCCGAGAGCAGGACGTCGCGGGCGAGCTGTTCGGTCGCCTTGTCGCCGGCTGCATTGACGATCGAGAAATACTTGTCGTGGACGAGATCGCGGCCGACGATCACGACCAGGTCGGTATCGTCGCGGTAATTCTCGTCGAGCAGCTCGATCGCGTCGTAGATCAGCGCGTCGACATTGACGAAGTCGACCTCGGTTCCAACCTCGCCCGCACCGACATAGATCGCGCCGGCGACGGTGACGACGCCGTTGACGCTGGTGGCGGGCGAAAGGTCGCCCTCGCTCAGCACGCGCGCCGGCGCATCGAGGCGGATGTGCTGCAGCCAGCCGATGTTGACGTCTTGCAGCAGCGGATACGTGTTCGGGTCGGTCTCCACCGCCACCTTCACGCCGTTGAAGCCGATGGTGATGATGTCGAGCGCCTTGGCCCGGACGATCGCGTCACGGATCAGCGGCTGGAAGTTCGGCTGATGCGCCCAGGCGTCGAGCGTCTCATAGCGGATGAGCGTGTCGAAGTCGGTCTTCTCGCAGCGGTAGCGCGTCTCGTCGAGGTCGCCCGGGTAGCGCGGCTGGCGGTCGTGGATCCGCGTGTCGGTGCGGCTGGCGATCGTGCCCTTCACGCCGACGCCGACTTTGTCGCCTTCCTGCGCGACGACCGGAATGATGTTGATGCTGGTGAGGAAGGCGCTCGACTGCTGGATCTTGCCGCGCAGCGTCTGCGCGACCGCGGGGGCAACGGTGAACGAGCGGCTGGGATCCTCGACGGCGTTCAGCTTGCCGATCTGCGTGGTGTAGGCGTTGAACTTGAGGCGGGTTTCGTTGCGCATGGGGGCGGCTCCTGGGGCGATTCTGTTCGGGTCGGACGGGGGCGTCAGCAGTCGGTGACGGGCTCGCCGCTGCCGCCATTGGCAGGCGCCCGGCTGAAGCCGGGTTCGGGCGTTGCCTCGAGCATCGCGTGCAGCGTCGTGAACTCGCCCTGCAACGCGGCGTGCGCCTCGGTGACGGGCTTCAGCGCAGCCGCGATCGACGCGGCGACCGCTTGGCCGATATCGGTCGAGAAGGCGGCCGGATCGAAATTGTCGTTGGCGGCAACCGGGGGCGTGGCAGGCGTTGCGGGCTTCTCGGGCTCACCCTTCAGCCGGGCGGCGAGCGCCGAGAAGAAACCCGCGACGGCACCCTCGACCTTGGCCGGATCGGATGCCGGCGTCTCGAATTCGAGCGCGATGGCCTCGGCACCCGGCGCGAACAGCGAGCCCGGCGCGGTGCGCGAGAATTGCAGCGCCTGCGTGCCGATCGAGGCCGGCTTGTCGGTAAAGGCGAGGCCGAGCAGCCCGACCTTGCCGCAGCCGGCATAGCTGTCGGTCAGCTCGACCGAGGGAAATGGCTTCTGGTTGTTCGCGACCAGCGCGACGAGCTGGTCGTTGCCGTCGACCTGACAATAGAGCGCGCGACGCTGCTCGGTCTCGCCGGCGATCGCGATGTCGTCGGTCTGCACGCGCACCGCGACGACGTCGCCATAGCCGTTGAACGGGGGCTCGGGACTGTAGCCGGCGAGATGCTCGACATTGATGCGCGGCGTATAGGTGGCGGTGTCGAAGGTTTCGGCGATCTGGTCGATCCAGTCGGCATCGATCTTCCGGCCGTCGCTGATGGTCTGGCCTTCGACGAAGGCGCGGAAGAACTTGCTCTTGGTGCCCATGGCGGTCGGTCCCTCGGGGTTCGCTATCGGTGGGCCGCGTCAGGCGGCATCTGGAAGCCGCAAAGGGACCGAAACCGGGTCATGTCTCAAGCGCGTGCAGGTGTGGGATCGCATTCCACACCCTAGACGCCGTGCGGAGCGGCCCGATCGCGCGGCAAGGTCCGCCGCGACATGGACAAGCTCCCCGCAGATACCGGCATGCCGCTGCCGCCAACGACGATGCCGATCCCGATCGACGCCGAGCGCCAGGCGCGCAGCCTGTACTGGCGCGGCTGGGGCGTGACGCAGATCGCCGACGAGCTGGGGCTGAAACGCCCGACCGTCGAGGCGTGGAAACAGCGCCGCAAATGGGACGAAGCGCCGTCGCTGTCGAAGATCGAAGACGCGCTCGAATGCCGGCTCAACACCCTGATCGCCAAGGGCGCGAAGACGGGCGGCGACTTCAAGGAGATCGATCTGCTGATGCGCGCGGTCGTCTCCGGCGCGCGCGTGCGCCGCTTCGAAGGGCCCGCCGGTCACGAGGGCGACCTCAACGAGAAGGTCGCCAACCGCAACGCCGGTGAGCGCAAAGGGCCCAAGCCGAAGAACCATTTCACCACAGACCAGGTCGAACAGCTCGAACAGCTCTTCCATGACGAGCTGTTCAGCTATCAGGAGGACTGGTGGGGGGCGAAGGATCAGCGCACCCGCATGATCCTGAAATCGCGCCAGATCGGCGCGACCTGGTATTTCGCCCGCGAGGCGCTGCTCGACGCGCTACGCGGGGGCGGCAACCAGATCTTCCTGTCGGCATCGAAGAACCAGGCGCATATCTTCCGCAACTACATCGTCCAGTTCGCCGCGCGCGTCGGGGTAAAGCTGCAGGGCGATCCGATCGTGTTGACGGCCGACACGATCCCGGACGGCGAGCCCGCAGCCGAGCTGATCTTCCTCGGCACGAACGCGCGCACCGCGCAGGGTTATCACGGCAATTTCTACTTCGACGAATTCTTCTGGACCTATGGCTTCGAGGAGCTGAACAAGGTCGCCAGCGCGATGGCGATGCACAAGCGCTGGCGCCGCACGTACTTCTCGACGCCGTCGACGATCGCGCACCAGGCGCATCCCTACTGGACCGGCGAGCGGCGCAACCGACGGGTGAAGAAGGCCGACCGCATCGAGATCGACGTCACGCACGCCCGGCTGCAGGCGGGCGTGCTGTGCGAGGATCAGGTCTGGCGGCAGATCGTCACGATCGAGGACGCGGCCGCGCGCGGCTGCGACCTGTTCAACCTCGACGAGCTGCGCATCGAATATGCGCCCGACGAATTCGCCAACCTGCTCATGTGCCAGTTCGTCGACGACAGCCTGTCGGCGTTTAAGTTCAACGAGCTGCAACGCTGCGCGGTCGACGCCATGGTCGACTGGACCGATGTCGACATGCTGGCGAAGCGCCCGGTCGGCAACCGTGAGGTCTGGGCGGGGTTCGATCCGCAGGAAAGCGAGAACGGCGACAATGCCGGGTTCGTGATCGCGCTGCCGCCCGCGGGTCCCGGCGGAAAATTCCGCCTGCTCGAACGCCACCAGATCAAGGGCGACTTTCAGGAACAGGCCGAATTCATCCTCGCCCGCCTGGCGCGGTACAACTGCACCTATCTCGGCATCGACAAGAAGGGCGTCGGCGCCGCGGTGTACCAGCTGCTGCGCGACAAGATGCGCGGCGTCGTCGCGATCGAATATTCGCTCGAGGTGAAAACCGGCCTGGTCATGAAGGCGCAGCATACCTTCGCCCGTCAGCGCGTCGAATACGATGCTGGCTGGATCGACCTGCAGTCCGCGTTCCTCTCGATCAAGAAGGCGCTGACCCAGAGCGGCAAGAGCGTGACGTTCAAGACGAGCCGCACCGAGGCGGTCGGCCACGGCGACCTCGCCTGGGCGGCGATGCACATTTTCATCAACGAACCCCTCGACGGCCAGGCGCGCCCGAAAACACGAATGGAGCTATTCTGATGAGCAAGCGTAACCGGGCGCAGCGTATGTCGCGCGGCGAGACCACCGCGGCGCGACAAGGCGCGCTGCAGGCCACCGCCAGCCCGTCGACCGCGGTCAGCGCCTTCTCGTTCGGCGAGCCGGTCGAGGTGCTGAACCGGCGCGAGATCATGGACATGGTCGAATGCTACCGCACCGATCGCTGGTACGAGCCGCCCCTGTCGCTGGACGGCCTGGCGCGCGCGTTCCGCGTGTCGCCGCACCACAGCTCCGCGATCATGCTCAAGCGCAACCTGATCGCCGCGTCGTTCGATCCGGTGCCGCGCAGCGCGAGCGACCCGACGCCGATCCTGTCGCGGTCGGCCTTCGGCAAGGCGGTGCAGGACTATCTGGTGTTCGGGAACGCCTATCTCGAAGTGCGCCGGAACGTGCTGGGCGGGATCATGGATCTGCACCACGCGCTGGCAAAGTACACGCGCCGGGGCATCGTCGACGGCGAGTTCTACTGGTCTCCGGGGATGGCTGCGGCAACGCCGTTCAAGCCGGACAGCGTCATCCAGATCATGCAGCCCGACATCAACCAGGAGATCTACGGCGTGCCCGAGTACCTGAGCGCATTGCAGTCGGCGTTGCTCAACGAGGCGGCAACGCTGTTCCGGCGCCGCTATTATCTCAACGGCAGCCACGCCGGCTACATTCTCTACGCCACCGGCGACATCGACGAGAACGACACCGACGCGTTGCGCGAGGCGCTGAAGAACTCGAAGGGGCCCGGCAACTTCAAGAATCTGTTCGTCCATGCGCCCGGCGGTAAGGACGGCAGCATCAAGATCCTGCCGATCGCCGAGGTCGGCGCGAAGGACGAGTTCCTCGGGATTAAGAACGCGACGCGCGACGACGTGCTGGCAGCGCATCGGACGCCGCCTTCGGTGCTGGGGATCGTGCCGGCGCAGGGGTCGCAGCTCGGCAAGATCAGCGAGGCGGTCGACATGTTCTTCGAGCTGGAGATCCTGCCGCTGCAGATGGCGTTCCACGAAATCAACGACCGCGTCGGCTTTGAAGCCGTTAGGTTCAATCAGCGCGGAATTCCGCGCCCGGGCTAGTTTCGCGTTCGGCATGCTGGGAGGGGGGCGCCGGTACCAACCCGGCAACGAACGAGGATATGCGGCACAACATCGACGGCCAATACCGCCCCCGCCCGCTGGCTCTCAGATATGCGTCCTAAGAAGCGAGAGCGAAGGTATACATCGCGGATCTCGCGGGTTCCGCTTTGGATATGTAAGCCAAATCGTTGTAGTACAGCAACACGTCGCAAGTGTGTCGGCGCGTTGGGGGTGATATGGCTAAGTTCATGGCGTGGGCTGACCAATGGCTTGGGCGGATGTCTGGAGCGTATGGACTGTGGCCTCTGGTGCCAACGGGGCTCGGTGCAGGCTTGTTAGCTTACGCATCGACCAGCGTTCGCTGGATGAATCAATTAGGGCCGTTTGGCTGGGGCTCAGTGGCCCTTATAGCTTTTCTAGCGCTAAGTCTGAGCCTGTATATGCTGGCCCTGTTTCGCGAACGATGGGTCTACGCTTCTTATGCCCGAAAGCGTGCTCAGGAACCGGATTTTATCAATCCCTTGGACAATGATTTCACTAAAAAACGTATCCAGCTAGCTGCTATGAAGCGGCCATCCACCAACTACATTGAAAATAAGACATTTACAGATTGTGAGATTTTGGGGCCGGCAATGGTCCTAATGGATGGCTGTGAGCTAACCGGGAACGGCATGATCAATTGCAACTGGGTGGTCACCAAGCAAGGGGCGGAAGTGTTTGGTGCAATTTTGCTAAAGAACCTCAAAATTCGGGGTGGAACTTTGCACGATCTGACAATAATTGTTCCGGAAAATATGATTGGCCTAATAAAAGCCCTTCCGGTTTCGCCGATGAACCGAACTGGGGATCGAGAGATTGATGCGAGGCCATCGATCACGAAGCGGGTGCACCATCACTGACACGCCCCTCAAGATCACTTCGACCGTAAATTAGCGGCGCCGGCGCCTCCTAACGATCGAATGAATCATATAACTGGGACGGCGTCGGGGCGACCCCGCATTTCCGCATGCCTGCGCGCTCAATAGCACATCTCGTATGTTTCGCGCCGCTCAACCGCCTGACGTGCTGTAAGAACAAACATGGAACGTGCTATGGCGATCCTTATTGGATCAGATGAGGATTCGCCAGCATGCAAACCACGGATCGATACGGTGAGGCGCGCCCTGCATTCGGGGCATGGCTGCTGAAGCAGCGCGATCGGGGCGACTGGGTCGACGGCATTGCCGACGCCGCCCGTGCCGATCGTGCTTTTCCGCGCGAGGGCGACATCGAGGCGGTGCGCAAACGGCTGCGCGAGATGGGTGCGGATGGCGATGCGTTCGCGGCGCTCGAGGATGCCGAACTCGACTGGATGAGCTACTGATGATCAGTCGTTGTCGGGTCTGCACGACGAACGATCGCGAGGCACTGATTGAACAGGCGGCGGCGGATCTCTGGGAAAGAGGCGGCATGGTACGCTCGACGATTTCCCTTGGGAGAAGGCCGGCGGATACTGGCAACGCATCTATCGCGAACTGAGCGAGACAGCCGTCGATTCGCTCACGGGTGCGTTGTCCGGCCACGGCTGATGTCCAGCCTGGCGCCGCGTTCGACGCGGCAGCATTTGATCTTCAAGGCGCTATGCGTCCTCGACGACGCAATCGACTCCTGCTCGACCACGCCGGTAAAGCCGAACGTCGGATTGCGACTGGCGCTCGCCCTGCTGTTCGTATTTGGCATGGGGATCGTGAGGTGTTCGATGAATTCTGGCGGATCGTCACCGACGATGCCGGTGGCATCCCCCACCGCGCGAAGGGCGATGCACGCAGGACCTATGCCCGGACGTACCTGACAGCGATCTGCCGCGATGTGGGAATGCCACTTAGCGTGGACCTCATGATCGAACTGAGGCGAGCGCGCGGCGAGCCGACCTATGAAACGGTTCGGCAGCGATTCGATCAGACATTGGCGTCACGGGAAAAGCAGGTCGACCACCCCATAGAGTCCGGCCAACAGGCCGGCGACGCATAGGATTCCGATCACGATCAGCTCGAGCCATCGGAGCATCCTGTTCACCTCATCCCCCTCCAACCGCCCGCGCCGCCCGAGCCGCCCGCCGCCCGCCGACCCCAAATACCGCGCAAGAACCCCCGCCTCGCCCGCGGTCTTTTTACGTCAATTTCGATGCATCCCAGAAACAGATGCGGCCCTTGAGAAAAATCCAAATTTCTGTGCTCAGTTGCATATCGTCCGTTGATGCAGGCTGATGCACCAACCCGATCTCCGCAAGCGCTCTGCCAACCTATCCTGCTCGAACTCTCGGCACCTCAAGGATATTGGTTGTCCAGGCAGGCGATTTCATCTCGGAGCGCATTTTCCACTGCCGCTTGAAGCCGTGCGACGCCGTTGTGGCGGAGAACTTTCCAAAGCGGGTGTTGATCTCGTCCAGCGCGCCCATCAGCCGGTCGCGCTTGTCCGTGTCGCCCTCGAACAACGTCCGGGGGCGCATATCCGCCGCGATCAGATCGTCGAGCAGGATGCCGGCCTTGGTGTACGCGTAGCCATCGCGCCAAGCGGCTGATGCGCCGCGCTTCGCCGCGGCGATGAGTTCGAGGCTGTCGCTGGTCATCGGGTGCAGCGCCACCGTGCGCGAGCCGGCATATTGCGGCCGGTCGGGCTTGTGCCTGTTGGTATGGAAGAACGCGGTCAGCCGCCCCGCGACCAGTCCATGCGACCGGAGCTTCTCGCCCGCCCGCATCGCATATTGCGTGAGCGCGCCGAACAGCGTGTGGAAGTCGCTCACCGGCGTGCCGAACGAGCGCGTTACCGCCATGCCCTTGCGTTGCGGGGCGATGGTCTCGACCGCATCGGACGGGACGCCGCGCAGCTCGCCGACCAGACGCTCGAGCACGACGGTGCCGACCGCGCGGGCCTGCTTCATCGGCATGTCGCGCAGCGCGCCGGCATTGCCGATGCCAAGCGCCAGCAGCTTGCGCGCCGTCGCGCCACCAACACCCCAGACGTCCTCGACCGGAAACCGGTCCATCACCCATGTGCGAACCGCATCGTCCCGCAGATCGGCGACGCCGTCGAACATCGGGTTCTTCTTGGCTGCGGCGTTGCCGAGCTTCGCCAGCGTCTTGGTGTCGCCGATGCCGACGCAGGTGGGGATCGTTGTCCACTGCCGCACCTGGGCGCGCATTGCGTTGACGTGCGCGACCAGGTCCCGGTTCTCGAAGCCGGTCAGGTCAAGGAACGTCTCGTCGATCGAGTAAATCTCGAAGTCCCGTGCGAAGGCATCGCACGCCGCGACGACCCGGCGCTGCATGTCGCCGTAGAGGGTGTAGTTGGACGACAGGACGCGGATCCCGTGCGCGCGGATCTTGTCGCGCAGCAGGTGGACGGGCTCGCCCATTTTGATGCCGAGCGCCTTGGCCTCTGCGGAGCGGGCGACTGCGCACCCGTCATTGTTCGACAGCACGATCACAGGCACGCCGATGAGGCTGCTGTCGAACGCGCGCTCGCACGAGACATAGTAGTTGTTGCAGTCGATGAGCGCGATCGGCCCACTCACCGGACTTGGCGCGCGACGCCGACGACGACGCCCCAGATCTCGACATTCTCGTCGACGAGCGTGTGCGGGTAACCCTCGGCCTCGGGAACAAGCCAGTGCCGGCCATCCATGTGCCGCAAGCGCTTCAGCGTGCGGTCGCCATGGACCAGGGCGACGACGATCGCGCCGGCGCGCGGCGTCTTGGACCGGTCGACGACGATCAGGTCGCCGTCGTTGATGCCGGCGCCCAGCATGGAGTGGCCGTCAACGCGCATGATGTAGCTGGCGGCGGGGTGCTGGACGAGCCAGGCGCCGAGGTCGATCGGCTCCTCCATGTCGTCCTGTGCCGGCGACGGAAAGCCAGCCGGCGTCCGCGAGAGGAAGAACGGCACCTCGAGCGGTATTAGGTCGAACGGGACATCGTGGAGGTGAAGGTGGTGCATGACGGTTCCCGCGACTCTTTGGACCGCCATGTAGCGTGAGTCAGAACATAAAGGGAACACATGATTTCAACGAGGTGGGGCCGCCAGGCCCCGCGGCAGACGCTGCGACCCCATAACGCACGCTGATCCCCCCGCCTCGCCCGCGATCTTTTTGTAGCGCAAAAGGTGCAATTTCAGAACCGCCAGAAACCGGCGATGTCCTAGGCCGAGTTGAGATTGAAAGCCGCTCTGCTCGGGTGCAATTCGGTGCACCTAGAGCCTTAACTTGGGGATGGTGTCGCGTACTCAGACAGCGGTTGCGATCAGGGCCAACTGAAGCTGGTCGTAATCATCGAGGGAACCATCATCATCGTCCCGATCGTACTCCATCTCGATCTCGCCCATATTTACCGCGTTTAGTCCCTCCACTAGCTCGACATCTTCGACCTCGAGCTGATCAAGCGAGCCAGACAGATCGCCCAGAAGGGTGATTAATACCGAGGCGGAGAAAGTTTCCTCCTTCGACGCAGACGTCGTACCCAGTCCAATTTCCTCCCGATCAAAGCTGTCCCAAGCGTAAAGTGAGAAGTCGACCTCAGCAGTCGCAACAATATCCACTTCAACTTGGATCACTGTTTCTTCCGCTTCGAGCCGGACGACCGTTACCGAAAATCCATCGCCCTGCTCAACAAAAGAGAATCGATCTAAAATTAGCTCCGATGTATCCACCTCATACCTTAGGTATGACGAAGCCTCGACCTCAAAGTTCGAGCTTAGCAACGCGTTTCTAAGGCGTTCGCTAAACGAGGACTTTAAGTCAGGTAAATCGTTGTCTGTCATTCTACGGAGAAGACTGTTGATGGCGACCGCCGCTACGTTCGTGTCATCCTGGACGATCTGTAAGGCATCGGCGAGGTCGACCTCTACGAAGATTTGGGGTGATTTCCCGGCAAATGCCTTCCACCCCTTGTCTGAACTGGCTGCTAAGATAGTTCGACCTGACGACCTCGCCCATTCCTCCAAACTTAGAAGGGCGATTGCATCGGGGAACTCACTCTTTTTTTCACCACTCGCTTCAAACGGCGCTGTAGGCTCAAAGTAGGCCTTAAGCAGCCCGTCCATATTAGCTAGGTTTGCGGGCACTACCTCGGCGTCGGTCGCTTCCAAAAACGCCGCAACGGCTTCCCGGGCAACTTCACGAGAGTCTACGAACGCCTCTTTCGCCGCCGTTGCCGCTTCAGCACTGATTACGCCAACTCCGACCGCCTTATGAAGAGATGAAAGAGCAGCATCTCGCGTTTTCTTTGTGTGAGCCTGAAGATGCTTCAAAGTTTCACGCACCACAACTTCTGAGATTACAAACTTAACTGGACCCTCCTTGAACTGGTCAAGTTGCCCAAGAAGGCCGGCTTCAAAGTCCATGCCGCCGTGAATGATTGTGTTAGTGTCGATCGTGAAGGCGTCATAAGGCACAGTGATCATCCCCACAAAATTTGCAGTATCGAAATAATCTCAGCAAAAGAACGAGCACGATATTCGACAAATATGCATCGATCTTTATATAAAAATGATGAAGTCTATATTTATTATATATGACAATAAATGACATTATGATGCCAAACTAAGCTTCAGCTTGTTTTTATATACGCCAATACGCTTTTGCGCTCGATCCACAACATCTTTGTAATACAGAATTTCAGAATAAGTTTCGCCAAGCCGCTCTCTCGAAACTGGATCGCGCAGCTCGCCCGACTGGAAGAAGCCTTCACCCGTTGGAAACTGTGTCCAACCCGGCCCCATTCTAAGCGGATTGAGAGTGTCACCGATTAGATAACAGTAAAAGCGTTTGAGCTTCCCACCGGACTTGGCTGCCAACAAATGCGCGTACTCCGTCAAATCGCCAATATGATCATCCATAAACACGCTTGGCGCCTTGAACTCGACTATGATTGCCGATCCTTCCTTGCTGAAAAGCGCAATGTCAGGCCGTTTCCCGCTGTTCTCCTCAGCGCGCCTCGCAAGTAATTCATCAAATTTTTCATCAATGTCAGCTTCAAACACTTTTACGCCGTTGTCCCAAGTAATATTGGCGAGAGGGACATCGGACGCTATGTAGTCATAGTAATGATATTCTTCGCTAAGTAACCAGATGTCGTGATCCGCAAATTGCGTACTATCCTTACGCATAGGAAAAAATATGCTATGAATAATAGCTTCATCTTTACGACGAACACCCTTTTGAACATCTTGCATCGCTAGCTTCTTTCCGCACGCAAGGGTAAGAATCTCGACTATCGCAGCTCGCCGGACGATGAGCTGTGATAGATTTGCCATGTCAAAATTTTTGAGCGACGAAGTATACTTCCACGAGAGATCGTTGATTTTAGACCGAAACTCCTCCGAGTCCGGCTCGGCATTAAGTATCTCTTCTTTCAATAAAAATATTTCAGCGGTTTCGTCAATCACGCGCTCTTGGTACTTTTTTAAAACACGTTCAACGACATCCTGCGCCACTTCACCGTAGCGAATACGCGTCGACGTATCGGTCAACATTGCCTCACTTAGGCCAAACTGCTCACTAATTTCCTTTAGCACCTGCTCTTTTTTCCAATCTGCGGGTGCTACCATTTCTTCGATTATCGGATCTATCGCTGTATGAATGTCTTCGTAAGACACTTTATCCAACGAATACAAATCTGAAGGGATTACCTCAGGTATGTTATCAAAGTCATCGCGCTGCTCGTTAACCCGGTCATCAAGAAACTCGCTCTCGACAAGGACGATATGATGAAACCCGGCCACCGGATTTTTTTGCTCTGCCCTGGTACGAAGATAGTAAGCCGTGATATCGCGGACAGGTGAGGACTTCGCGCAAAATGCAATAGCATTTTTTGGTAAGTCGTACTGCATCGTATCAAGTTGATAGTGTGATAACTCGAATGACTGACGCGTGCCTAAGCCATCACCGGTTCTTGGGTCTCGCTCTTCAACCTGAACACTACGCTGTGTCGTAACCGAGGGTAGATCAGCCCGGCGAAGATGTTCGGTTACGTCTCCATCACGCCAATGCCTCGTCGTGAAAGAGATGTCGAACTCGCCGAGACGACTTTGCAGGCCCACAAGACGCTGTAGGAAAGCTATGAGCATCTCGCGCTTCAAATTATGAGCCGAGAAAAGCACGCCGATGGTATCGCTCTCTTGGATGCGCGCTCGCGCGGTATCCTTAAATCCAGCTAGGCGGACGGCTGTGCCAATGCCCTCTGCGTCTCCGGGCGAACGTTTAAAATCGTCAAAATCTATCTGTTTCTGCGACTCAGTATACCGTAGCCGGCGCTCAAATACTCCATGCTCGTCCTGGTACGTGCTATCAATTTCCATCGCCGTAAAGTGGTGAAAAAATTGAATTCGTCCGGCTCCCTTGCATTGCCCAATGCCCGAGATAGGTAGATCGTCTTTGTAAGACGTATCTTTCGTAAGGAATGCCTTAAGCTGCATGTCGCCAAGGCCGCACCCGTTATCTTGGCACGAGATCGATAGCCCTTCTCGACCGCCGAAAAGATCGGCCTGTTGAAAGACAACTGCAATACCTACCGCCATATCAGCGACGAGTGGATCAAAGTGCTTTCGGATTAAAAAAGAGTCAATTGCATTGGATATTAACTCTTCAAATACGACAAATCGGTTTGAGCTCAACTTGGTATTTTTGATACTACCCCGGACATCGAGCGTCATTTTGGCATCTACCTGCACCCAAGCGAATTATGGGCGCACTTTGGGCTGCTCACGCTACCATGGTCAAGGCGAGACACCGACCCGATCGGTGGCGTTCCGGTGTGCCCCTTAAGTGCATACCTCAGCCGGTTCCTACGCAACGGCGTTTGTGAAAGGTATCTCAATCGCCACCTCGCTGGGAAGTTGATAACGTGACATCGAGCCCCTTGCGGCGTGATGAGTGCCTCCTGAGCTTTTACGCCTCTAACGTAGCGCCAGGGGAAGCCTAGGCGGTTTCACGGCACCGAATTTGCGCATCCTCCCCAGGATGCACGGGACGGCGCAAGCCGGCACGCTCACCCGCCGACGCTGGATGCTGAACCCGTTGGGTTCGGGGCCTTGGAGGCTTGGTGGAGCAGCAAATCTGCGCACGCCAACGGCGTTCCTTTTATATCTAACCTTGCAGGGATGGGTTCTGACCGCCCGGTGAATTCGCGTTACAGAGGTCTACGCGGCGCCCTAGCGAAGCGAGGGCCTTCGCGAGAGGGGACTCGTTGCCGACACGGAATGCCGCCAGGTCCTCGGCAGAGACCGTCGCCAGCATCGCCGTCGTCTGCTCTTCCTCGGCCTTCCTGCGCGTGACCTCGTCGTCGGGCAGAGGCCCCTTCCCCATCATCCGGCGGACCATGTCGGCGGCCTCCTTGGGCAGGCCGAACCAATAGGCGTTCGTCACCTGCTTCACCTGGGGGCCGAAGGCGTCGGGGTCCTCGATCGGCTCGAAGCGGCGGATCCAGTTCAGGAAGCCGTGATCCTTCAGACGTGCGAGCGCGCTGACGATCGCGCCGCGCGAGCGCCGCAACCGTTCGGCGAGCGTCGCGATGGCAGGCTCGAGCCGGCCGGTCTTGAAGTCGATCATGCGCATCAGCTCGCGCAGCACGTCGACGCCGATCGCGCCGAGCGGTCCGTTACGCTTGCCGGCGATCTTGTGCTTGCGGTCGTAGACCTCGGCCGCGCGCATCCGCGCGTTGCGTTCGGCCTTGTTGAACGGACGCCAATAGCGCTGCTCGCGCTCGCCTGCGCGATAGCTGCTGCGGCGGACCGGCTGGCCCGTGCGATGGCCCTTTTTCGCCTTGCCGCCGGCGATCTGAAACAGCGAACGGGCGCTCATGACCGGTTAGCCAGTGCGTCAGAAAACCGCAGGATTCCGCGCCCGCGGTCTTTGTGGTTAGCCAAGCCAACATCTTGAACGGACGTGATTAACGGAGACCAGTCGGGTGCACCAATTCCGTTCCGCCATGTACGCCGACTGCGCTTAGCCGACCGCCTCCACCCGGTACCGCAAATTGACCGCCCCGGCGGCCAGTTGTTCGCATCCGAGCAGTGACAGCCTCACCTTGCCCTTCAGGCCGTCGCCCGCCGCGACGATCCGCTCCGCATCGGTGCCGCCGTCGAGTGCGGGTGCGATGACGAGGTTGAGTTCGTCGACCAGACCGGCAGCGAGGAACGAGCCGTTGATGCCGGCGCCGCCTTCGAGCAGCAATGTTTCGATGCCGAGTTCGCGGCGCAACGTTGTGAGCGCACCGGCGAGGTCGATCTCGTCGCTGTCCGACACGAGGTAGGACA